CGTAAGCCGTGTTCGGGCTTTCCACCGTCGTGACGTTGCCAACACGTTGGCGACCAGAAAAGCCTGAATACACAGCTAAATCCCACCCATGCGATCAGTTTAGTAAAGACGAATCCCTGTGCCCCGTCCAGCGCGTTCGTGAAGCGGGTTGAAGGCACCCAGGATCAAATAGCCAAGGCCATCCGTCCAGTGCTCGATATTGGCCGACTTGTCGATCACATAATCCTCAGCCCCATCTTTGAACGTCACATTTTTGAGCGCCTTGATTGTGTGTTTACAACGTGGATGGACAAAGAGGCGGATGCTGCCCTTGGCCGTTTTGATCATCCAGTTGGTTGCGTTGATCTTATCTTTGACGGCCCACGGTGCCTTGGGGCTGATGCAGCTGAAGCCAAAGCGGCGGATGATGTCATGATCCGTCCGGCCTGCTGATGATGTCTTGCGGGCAGAGCCTGTCGGGTCTGGGTAGGCAATGATTTGGCGATCAGGGAACCGATCTTTGAGCATGGCGCACACTTCGTCGGTGTTCGACTGCTTGACGGCTAGCTCATCCCAAATGTGCAGCGTGTCGCCAACCCTGCTGCCCAAGACGCCCGCCATGATGCTGACGTTGA